AGGTATTTAATAATAATTTTTTATATTCTTGTTCAAATATATTATTTATCATAACCCCCATTTTTATAATCATCTAAAGCGGCAATATACCCAACACAATCTACCATTGTATCTTTCTTGGTATTAACAGCCATTCTACTTACCTTCAAAGCAATCATACATTTGTAAAAATCTTCAGTTGTTATTTTTTTATTACATAATTCTGACGCTACTTTAGCAGCTTTAGTTAAAGATTCTTCTATGTCCCCATATTGTCTTTCCTTTTCTTCTTTGCGATCAAATACTATTTCTTGTGCTTTTTTTAATATATTCATTTTATTAAATATTATAAACGATCATTAATATCATATTTTTCTTTTGTCATAATAATATCTTTTCATATCATAAATCTCTTCCCATATATTCTCTACAGTATAAACCGTAGGTGTTTTATATATTTTCTTATAGTCGCTTCCAAAAGATATAGATATTCTCCATTCTTCAGGATATATACCTTGAGAAGTTGGGTGAGGACTAATTCTTATATTATTACTTATACAATACTTATCCCATTTTAATTGCTCTTCATTAGCTATAAAGCTGTTACCTAAGCCTTTATATTTTCCTTTTTTATTAGATTTAGATTTCCCACGGTAATGTTTCATTAGCTATATCGTTTAAAGGTTCATAATCCCCACTTAAATAATTCCATCTGAAATGTGCCTCTGCTTGATTTTCACCTAAATTTTGGAACTTAACTTTAAGGACTTTAACTTTAACTGTTTTTTTATTGTAGTCCCTGTGAACTAAAAGTCCATGATAACTTGCGTCGTACCATTCTCCTCCTCCTTTTATGGAGTACATAGTTGGTTCATCCATGGTGCCATCATCTTTTTTATACATTTTAGTAGGATGGGCGACAACTATAACTAGTACATCATGTTTTTTTGCAAAAGCCTCTATTCTAGTTAAATATTCCATAGTGGCATCAGGTATGCTCATGGCGCTAGACCCGTTCATTTTAACTTTGTTATAAGGGTCTATAACTAAGCACTTTATACCTTTACGTTTAACAAGTTCCGCTCCTTTTACTAGTACAGTATCTAAATCATATCTTTCATTCTCAATAAAATAGAAATTGTCATTAACAACTTCTGTAACCTTTTTCCATTTATCAGTACCTATATCTTCTTTAGAGGGCATCCACCCTCCGAATTTACGTATTAATTTATGTGCATGCAAAAATGTTGGTTTATTTTCCGGGGACGCAAATGCGGTTTTCCAACCATATTTCATTTGGTATCCCACCACCATTCTATCAACAAAATCAGACTTACCACTGCTAGGCACGCCTGTAACGGTGATGAATTGTCCCGTGTAAGTACTAAATATACTATCGAAGTTATCAAGACCGACTTGATAACCAGGTTTAAAACCCTCATGAATAAATTCTTGTAATTCTTCATTTATATCATTTAATGTTACTACGTTCTCAAGAGGAACAGGAGAAGCTTCGTCAACAAGACGCTTAAGCATAGAGCCGCTGTAATTAAGCAGATATTCATTAGCATCTTTACTGTTACCAAAGCTAACCGTGTAGCATACTTCAGCTCCAAAACGTCTGATGAGTTCTTGTTGGAGATTTTGACCGGCTTCGTCTCCATCGACAGCGATAATAATTTTGGATTTGTCATCAAAATACTCAATGCAGTTGTCAAGGTAATCAAGATTAAGCCTATTAAGTGTAGCTCCGTTTGGAACGCTGATAACAGAATCAACCTTAGATTCCATAAAAGAAAGAGCATCCATTTCACCCTCCACAATAACAACATAATCATGCCCAATAGTGCTATCGATATTATAGAATACTTTTTCGGCCCCTTTAACCAATTTAAAGTTTTTTCTTCCATCTCTATATTTTATATTTATAAGTTCGTTATTAATAAAATAATTGAATTGAATTGTATTCACTTCTTTGCCAGGTTGTGGCATCCATTCTATACCCTCTGTTATCCTTGATTTGATTATGGTTTTTTGTGATATACCTCTTCCTTCAAACCATTTAACAGCCGCATCACTTAATAATACATCATTTTTCCATTCAGGTTTTGTATATATTTTAGTTGGTTCGCCTTTACGCTTAAACGTGTGTAATTGAAACACTTCATCACAATTCATACAAGTCCCGAGGCCACGTTCCCAATCATACATCGCACATTTAGCTTTGCGATTTTCAGGTTTTCTATCAGCAGAGCAAAGAGGGCATAAACCCTCTTTTTTCCCCACTAAAAGATCATACTGATTGAACTGATCAATTTTGAATCCGTTGATCTCTGTATTATTAACTGTCATATTAATCCTCGATTAAAGTTATATTTCTGTCTTTATCGGCTTGTGTGCTTATATAATTTATCTCCACTAAAATGGTAGATCAGGGCCATCATCTAGTATACCGGTATTGGGTTGTGGTTGAGGCTGCCCCTCTTTAGGGGTAACGGCAACATTCTGCCCGTTGGTCCACATAATTTTACAATTACCTAAAAAAGATTTAGGAGCCTTAGCTTCTCTTTCTGCTTTAGTTTGTTCAGTTTGAACATACCCAGAGTCGCCAAATTGGCCTACTTCATCATTAATTACAATGGTAACTGGGTAATATTTACCCTTTTTGCCCTCATATATTTTAGACTTATCTATTTTAGTTAAGTCTAAGTTTGCGGATATAATACTTGCCATGTTATCTTAAATTTAATTTGTTAAACATATTTTTTAAATGCATTGTGCCTACTCCTTTACCTAATAACCTCCTTCGAAAATTGTCAGCTGGTTTAGAATATGGATGCAATCCATCTGTGCTTGAAGAACTTCTATAGAAGTCCGCACCAGACATTTGCAAGCCTGTAATTTGACACATTTTTGTTTTAGGGTACGTTCTTTTTATTCTCATATTTAAATTGATTAAAGTGTTTTGGAGATATAATATTGGCTAAAATCTCCTTCGCCATTTACAAAACATTCATTATAAGCTTGAACTGCTTTAGCAACTTTATTTTGTCCAGACTGCAGGAATCTTTCGCTGCAATCAAATAGACCTAACTGGTGTGTTCTCTTGTCTACTACTATAAATACTAGCTCATAACCAAACATTTTAGAATATATATACGCTTGACTATCGTAATTAAACTTATATGCTGAATTAGCAAAAGCATTAATATTACTTGTAGTCTTTAAATCAATTATTAGTTGGTGACTATGATTTATAATATCCGCTTTGCCTTTCCATTCCATATTTTCAAGATCTACAATACCGGGTACCTCATATTCAGTGTCCCCTTTAATTATCATATCTTCAAATAATTCATTTTCTAGTAGTTTTTCTCGCATAATTTCAATCTGATCTACTTCATGCTCGAGTAAACATACATCCTCACCAGCCGCCTCCTTATACACTTTAGTGTTTCTAGTAGTAGATTTAATCACTTTATATTTATCAAGCTTATTCGGCTCTAATATACACGTGTGAAAATAACCGCCAATAGCAAATGCTGGATTAGGAGGTGAAGGTTTTTTAAACTCTAAAGGATTATTTAACAATGCATAAATATCACTGTTACTTAAAAATTGTTTTCCGAATGAACCATAATAAGATTCATCATCTTTTAATTTTTCTATTTGAGTTTTTCTATCCATTAAGTATTTTTAGAGCTTCATCCTCTATGTCGTACTTTTCTTGTAGTGTTTTTAATAAACCACCATTAGATAAGAACTTTTGAGCTAAAACTATGTTTTTATTATTAATGACTGGCTTAGTCACTGATTCACTTTTTGGTGTTTCATTTAACTGCAATTTTTGTCTAATAGGGCTAGCATAAGTATTCGTGGCATCAGGATCTGCTGTATCGTCAATTAATAATAAATTACCTAAAGCATATTTTTTCCCATAACTGGAAGCGGTCCCGAATTTTTGGGGCATTTGCATACCTTTTTGAGCTAAGTCTACACCTACTATTGCTGATGCATTTATTTTGTCGCCTGATTTTGTATCCACTATAGTAGCTGTACTGTGCATTACGGGAAATTCCCCTAATGTTAAGTTTTCTTCTATAATAAAATATACTTGGTGCTCTTTATTAAAAGGTTTCAATGCTTCTAGTATATCTTCAGCAGATCTAAAATTGTATTTGCCGAATGAATTGAATCTAGACTTTTTAGCTTTAAAGTCTGTTTGTATTTTGCTAAGCTTTTCCCTGATGTTCATTTGATTTGATTATTTCGTGGTTAATATATATCCCGTTATTATAATATGTTATTATACCATCTCCAATTACGGAGGTGTCTTTATCTGTTATAAATCCTTCCATAATTAGGTTATTAAGTCATAGATTATATTATCTTTTTTGAATAGTCTGCGTCTAGCACAATTATTAAGTACTCCGAACGATGTGTGACCATCAACTAGGTCATTACTATGTTCTTCATACTCATTCATAATTTTTATCTTATTAGATACACCCTTACCAGTTAATTGTGCTTGTTGAATAGGTATATATTTACCTCTTGCAACTGGGGCTACAATACTATAATTGTAATTTGCCTGCTTTTGTTTAGGAGCATTATCTTTAAAAATATTGGGTACGGAATCTCCCGCTTTAATATACTGTAATTCATCAATTGTTGTGAAACAACTTTTATACTTAGTTTTAAATTTATACATAATATTATAGTGCAATTTTTAGTTAAAGTGACCTTAATCTCTATATATTTTTAATATTTTTGCCGCATAGTCATGTACCATTGATTGAGAACGCACCCCATTGGTAGAAACATAGTAAGCTAATTCATTTAATGCATCCTCGTTATTTCTAAGTCGATGCAATAGTCTTTGCTTTTGTCTTCTTACACTGCTAGTGTTCATTCCATAGTAATGCCCTATTTCAGCCATTTTTTTAGGTTTAGAATAAATATCATCAAGGCCATAAAACATACCCATCATTGCGTGTTGTTTGGGTAGATATTTTTTAAGCCAATTTTCTAAGTATTCACCTAACTTGTCGTAATCGTAATCATATACCTCATCGTCTATCATAGATATAATATCACTATCAAACCAATGGGGAAATAAAATTGATATAAAACCAAAACCCGTTGTATATCTTTTTTTATCTTTATTATTCCAAATACCTTTAATGGGCCGATTAGTACCGTCTATATTATCTTTTATTCGGTCTCCTAATAAGCCTTTCACACTGATACTTAGATACTTACTTAAAGTTTTATTCCGATCAGATTGGGTTTCTAATGTGTTTATGTACTTCCAGTTTATATTTTTCCATGATTTTATAAGAGCCAAATAACTTTCTTGATTAAGATCGTTTATATTCATAACACCTATGGCTGAATAGTCTTTAGAAAAACTATTAGCTATTTTAGAAGCCATTTTAAAATAATCTTTCGGAATGATAGTATCCATAACATCCATGTCTTTCCTATTAATACCATAAATTTTCTTGTTAAAGTTTTTCATGTGTGTAATAATTTTAATCGTCTGCTGTATTTCTTTATTAATGCAGCTTTATGTTTTAATTCTTTTACAGATATTCTGTTTTTTAAAGCGCCTACTAAAACAATCTCTATAATTTCAGCCCGCAAAGTTCGTATCTCGTGCCATAGATGTTCTCTATGTTTAGATATTCTACTTTGGGTATCAATTCTGAGTTTACCTATTCTTATTCGCATGTTTGGGAGGTTTTCTATAAGCATCAATTTTAGTTTTTACATTAAAAATATTAGTACTTATAAGGTGTTTGTATAATTTATATTGACTCATGAGCTATTTCATTTTTAGTTATTACATGTCTTTTTTCATTAATATAATACTTCCAATAAGAAAGTACCGCATCTTTAGTTTTATATTCATCTGGCATACACTGGGGAGGATCCGTCCAATGACCAGTATCAGGTATTCCCACTGGTGGGTATGACAAAACGTCATGACATTTTTGTATTGTTAAGTGGTGTTTACCATATTTTTTAGTATACAACTTACCTAAGGCCATCATATATTCATATGTCCAATAATAGTGTAACGCATCTGCTCTAACCCAACTAGTTGAAGGGTGATTCAAGTGTGTTTTTTTATAAGGTACATAAGATGTATCATAACCAAAGGTTTCGCCAAGCGCGTGATGAGCCGTACAAAGCATTTGGGCAGCCTCTAAAGGCATTTTAACTACATGTTTATTGTAATGGTAACCAGCTGCTTTTATAGGGTCGTTGGATAGATAAAATATATTCATAAATTATTCCAAAAAGAATTTTCATTCACTTCAATATAGGTTAAACCACCTTGATTAAAATATAAGTTTTTATTCTTATCAAAGCTTGAAGGTATATTACCTATAGCATAGGCTTTAAATTCTTTAGCCCCATCTGTTTTTAACCTTATTAATTTTCTGTTTTTCATTTATTTAATTTTTGTATTAACTGCAATTGATTTTATTATCATATTATTCATAGTTTCTGATTGTTTTAAATAATGGGTGTCTGTATGAGCCCGATGGCGTACGTTGAAAGTATGTGAATGTAGCTATTTTGCCGATATACCATTCAGCTATATCATACATTTTCTCCAGTATAGGCATTTTGTCCATTATGGGCATTCCGAATTCGTTACCGTCAGCGTCTCGCGCAAGAAATTTGCCGATTGTGCCAGTACGCTTGCCTTGACCCTCCACCCAGCCGATGATCGTCGCTTCGGTGTCGTGGAAATCTTTGAACTTTTGTAAATTGTAACTGCGTTTGTTTTCATATGGTTTATTATTACGTAAAATTGAACCTTCGTATCCGAGTGCTAAGAAGTACTTGTGCCATTCAGTGGCAGATTCTATAGTAGATACCTTGTGTGTTTGTACTGTTTTACAGTAGTTTAAATTAAATTCAGTATGTAGGTCACCTATAATGTTGTCGCGTATACTAAACACGCTATCTAGAGCATCTGGCGTGCATATATCATAGTTATGAAACTGTATTACCTTAGCTTCATTGCGCTCATTATCAGACGGTGTTTGTTTACGCACGAGTGAGATAATCTTGTTAAAATTATCTTTATAATCGTGGTTGTATAACTCGCCATCTAACACAAAATGAGGATACTTAGTAAATAAAGGTTTTAGCTCATTTAATATATGTTGGATATTAATCCAAGGTTTGTGGTTACGCGAGAACGCACCGTCTTTGGTAATATAGCAGCGCACGCCATCGAGCTTCGGTTGGATGAAAGAATCTTTGTCAAATTCTTTTTTACCTACAGGATGCGCGAGCATTACTTTAAAGTTTGTCATATTCTGTTTTAATTTTGTCATATATTTCTTTTAATTCTTTTAGTAATTCGTATTTTTCTTCTTTTAGTAACTTTTCGCCAGTTATAGATAATTCAGT